GCTCCTTGTGAAGTTGCTGATGCAATTATCGCTCCAACAGCAGCTTTAGGTACAAACTCTTCACTATTAAAAGTCAAGATAGGTCCAGAGTAATTAACAGTAGTTGAAACACCTCCACCACCTCCAGATTGTGACGAACCAGTACCAGGAATTACAGATTGACCTCTAGCTCCTGCTGAATAGCGTTGCATTGCTGTAGACATCTTAGAGGCAGGAATTATGTACTCATCCTCTCCAGCTTCTCCTACAAGTCCAATCGTAGGTTTTGTAGCCATTCCTCCTGTAGCAAAAGGTCTTATGCCGTTTGAAATGTAATTTCCTTGAGCACTGGTGGCTACTCCTTTACCAAAGAAACTACCAAAATTTAAACCTCCCATCATATTTGAAATTCCTGCTCTTAAAAGTATTGATCCAAATTGTTTAAGAACAGAACTTAAAGAATCTCCTAAAGATTTAGTACCTGTAATTAAACCTTCAATAGCACTTGTTACACCTTCTACTAATACATTTTTTAATTGTTTTGATAATTCAAATGTTCTATTTAATTGATCATTAAACTTTTTAGCATCTATTAACTGGTCTTTTTGTTCTTGAGTAAATTTAAAATTTTTATCATTCAATTGATCTTGCAGACTTAATTCTAATTTTTTAACATCTGCTGCTTCAATTCCATTTGTTATTTTTTCTTGTAAAATAGAAGATTCATCTTTTAAATTTTCTAAATTTGCGTCAAAAACATCTTTAGCAGTGCGAGCTAAAGTTATTTCAATAGTTGTTTCTGCATTAGATTCTTTTTGAGCTTCAATCATTGCTTTTCTTGCGTTTGCCACAGCTTTTTCTAATCTTGCACGTTCTTTAAGATCAGGAATCATTGTTCCTTCAAGCATTGTTGGATTAATAGATTCTTGAAAAAGAGCTTGCTCTGCTTGTTTTACATCACTTACTGCACTTTGCACTTTTGAATCTTGATTATTAAAAGCTTGTGTTCTTAAGTTTCGATTTTGAACAGCATCAATTAACGCTTTTAATGCTCCTGAGTTATTTATAAAGTTAGCTAAAGACGCACCCATCGCAGTAAATAACCTAGAAAATTCATTTCCTAAAGTTTGAAAATCTTTTCCAAATGTTTTTAACGCTTGAACACCAGCAGTACCAATTTGATTAGCTAATAAATCAGAAGCAGCTTTTAAAGCAGCTTGTTTCCCAGCAACTTGTTCTATAACTTTTAATCTTTGAGCTTCTGCTGTACCAACAATTCCTATCGCTTGTGTAAGTTTTCCTATGTCAGCAGTTAAAGGATTTAAAGCTTTTCCTAATGCTCCTACTGCTGTAACTGCCTGTGAAACTTGAGACACAATAGCTGTAGCAGCAATCGAACCAGCAAAGCCTCCTCTTGGACTAATAGCTTCTCCAATACCACCACCTAAAAGACCAGCAATAGATTGAAGTGGACCCCCACCAAATAACAAAGGAAAACCACCACCAATACCAGCACTTTGAATAATTCTTCCAAATCTTCCTGATCTTTTAGATTTTTTTGATTTTCCTCCTGCTTGTTGTGGTCCATATTCGCTAGCTGAAAACCCTGTATCACCCATAGCAACATTTACTCTTCTAATTGCTCTTTCTAATTCTCTATATTCTTTACTTCCAATATCAACCAAATCTAAAACTCTT